TTGGACTTATTTGGGGGTAGCGGCTCAACCCTTATTGCTTGTGAGAAAACCGGCAGGAAAGCCCGTTTAATGGAACTAGACCCCAAGTATTGCGACGTCATCGTAAAGCGTTGGGAAGAATTCACAGGTAAGACAGCTGAACTTTCGGAGTTATAAAATGGCTCAAGGTAAAACGCACGTTCCTACAAAAGACAGCAGGGAAACCGCCAAGCGCTTATCTGCGTTGGGTGTCCCACATGAGGACATAGCCACAAGGCTAAAAATCAGCGCCGACACGCTGGTCAAGTATTACAAAGAAGAACTTGATGAGGGCAGGATTGATGCCAACGCGGCTATTGCAGGCACCCTGTTCCAACAGGCTAAAAAGGGTAATACTGCGGCGGCAATCTTTTGGTTAAAGACCCGCGCCCGCTGGAAGGAAACTCAGGTCAACGAGGTGTCCGGTGCAGACGGTGGCGAGATAAAGATTTCATGGGCAGATGCCTAATATCAAGCTAAAGTATCGTCCGCGCCCAATATTTGAGGACTTTCATTCACGCAAACAACGCTGGGCAGTTATCGTGGCACACCGCCGCGCTGGAAAAACTGTCGCCTGCATAAATGAACTAATCGTCAAAGCCCTGCTAGAAAAGAAGCCACAGGCAAGATATGCCTATATAGCGCCATACTATGCCCAAGCCAAAACCATAGCCTTTGACTATTTAATGCAGTTTTCTGAGCCTTTCAGAAAGCGCCACAACGTATCCGAACTGTGGGTTGAACTGGTCAATGGCGCCCGCATAAGGCTGTTTGGTGCTGACAACCCCGATGCGCTCCGAGGCTTGTACCTAGATGGCTTAATTTTGGACGAATATGCCGACATGAAGCCCAGCGTGTGGGGTAGCGTCCTAAGACCCTTACTTTCAGACCGCATGGGTTGGGCTGTATTTATCGGCACACCAAAGGGCCACAACGCTTTCTACGATATATATCAGTACGCAAACCTGAACAAGGACGGGTGGTTCTGCAAAACCCTGCGTGCCAGCCAAACCAACATCATCGCCCAGCCTGAACTTGATGATGCCTTAAAGTCCATGACGATAGACCAATATCAACAGGAGTTTGAATGCTCATTTGAGGCGGCTATCTTGGGCGCGATATATGGCACCGAACTGCGCCTGCTTACCGATGCCAACCGAATCACCAAGGTCGAGTGCGACACGATGTTTCCGGTTCATACTGCTTGGGACTTGGGCTTTAACGATGCCACAGCCATTTGGTGGTATCAGGTCGTTCATGGTGAGATACGAGTGCTTGACTACCATGAGGCGCATGGCCAACCCATCATCTACTATGCCAACCAAATCAAGGAGCGTCCGTATGAATATGGCACGCATTGGTTGCCGCACGATGCACGAGCCAAGACCTTGGCAAGCGGTGGCAAATCAATAATTGAACAATTAATTGACAAATTACCCCAAAAAAGTGGAAATTTGTTTAAAATAGTTCCAAATTTGTCACTTCAAGACGGTATTCAAGCAACGCGCATGGCATTAGCCCGCACATGGTTTGATGGAATGAAGTGCCAAGATGGGATTGAGTGCTTGCGACAGTACCAAAGGGAATACGATGAAGATAAAAAAGTATTTCGAGATAAGCCTAGACATGATTGGACAAGTCATGGAGCGGATGCTTTTAGGATGCTTTCTATTGCTTGGCGAGATGAGACTGACATTGAAAAGCAGAATCAACCGCTTAAAGGCATATTTGTTGGACAAACGGACGTAACCCTTGAAGAAATGTGGCGAAGCACACCAAAGACTACTCACCAAAGGTATTAAATATGAACGACACCCTGAATAAGACCTACGAGGATTGGTATAACACCATCGCCCAATATGACAAGGCTTTCAGGGAGTGGGAGGCAAGAGTCCCCCGAATCATCAAGCGCTATCGTGACGACAGCCGCACCCGCAACAACCCCAACGCTCGTTTTAATATCCTTTGGTCTAACGTCCAAGTCATTAAGCCAGCCATCTTTGCCCGCTTGCCACGTCCGGACGTAAGCCGACGCTTTAGAGATAACGACCCAATTGCCCGCGTTGCATCGATGATGCTTGAGCGTGCCTTGGAATATGAGATTGAGCATTACAGCGACTACAAGTCCGCCATGGATAACGCTGTGTTTGACCGTCTGCTCGGTGGGCGCGGAACAGCATGGGTTCGTTATGAGCCACACATTGTTGCAGAACAACAAGACCTCAACACCGGTTTGGCTGGTCAAGACGTAGGCAACGGAGTTCAAATTACTGAGGACGCAGATGAAGCGGAAACCGAAAACGCTGAACTATTGGAATCGCAGGAACGAATCGAGTACGAGTGCGCTCCTGTTGATTATGTTCATTGGCGCGACTTTGGCCATACTGTTGCTCGTACTTGGGAAGAAGTAACCGCAGTTTGGCGCAAGGTTTATATGAGCCGCCAAGCCTTAATTGACCGTTTTGGCGAGGAAATGGGTAGCAAGATACCTTTGGACACCAAGCCTGAGTCGGACAAGTGGGCAAACAAACAAATGACCGCCGAGCATTACCAAGCCTGCGTTTATGAGATTTGGGACAAAGAACAAGGTAAGGTCTTTTGGATTAGCAAGTCCATGGGTGAGATTCTTGACGAAAAGGACGACCCGCTACAGCTAGAAAACTTCTTCCCATGCCCGAAACCAGTCTACGCTACGCTGACAACAGACAGCCTAGAGCCTGTTCCGGACTTTGTTTTATATCAAGACCAAGCCAAGCAGTTGGACACGCTGGCAGACCGTATTGATGGCCTTGTGAACGCTCTGAAGGTTCGTGGTGTTTACGATGCATCTGAGTCTAGTCTTGCCCGCCTATTCTCTGAGGGAGAGAACAACGCTCTGATACCGGTTAAGAACTGGCAAGCCTTTGCTGAAAAGCAGGGTATGAAAGGCGCCATCGACTTGGTTGACCTTGCACCGTTTGCACAAGCCTTACAAATGGCTTATCAAGCAATGGAGCAAGTCAAGGGTCAGATTTACGAGATTATGGGTATCGCCGACATTCAGCGTGGTCAAACCGACCCGAATGAGACGCTAGGCGCCCAAATCATCAAGTCAAACAACGCGGCGGGACGTCTAAAGACTATGCAACACGCAGTCGTGGACTTTGCCACCGACTTGTTGCGCATCAAAGCACAGATTATCTGCAAGCACTTCACCGACGACACCATCGTCAAGATTAGCGGTGCAATGCAGTTAAGCCCGCAAGACCAACAGTTGATTCCACAGGCTTTGGCCTTGTTAAAGGATGAGCCAGCTAAGAACTTCCGCGTGGAAGTAACCAGCGACTCAATGATTTTTCAAGACGAGCAACAGGAAAAAGCCGACCGGATTGAGTTCTTGACAGCCATGAGCCAATTCATGAACCAAGCCTTGCCGGTTGCATCAACCGCGCCCGAACTAACACCATTGCTGATGGAAATGCTCAAGTTTGGTGTGACAGCGTTCAAGGCTGGTAAAGGCATGGAAGGTCTTATTGATGAGACCGCCGACCAATTTAGAAACCAAGCCAAGGCTATGCAAGGTCAACCCAAGCCACCTCCTGTTGAGGTTCAGAAGATTCAGGCGCAAGCACAAGCCAAGATGCAGGAGTTGCAGGCGGCCGCACAGATTGAGATGCAGAAGTTACAGGCTCAGACTGAAAACGAGAAAGCCAAGCAGGAATATCAAGCCCAAGAGAACCAGCTTAAGTTCCAGCTTGAAGACCAGCGCAACGCTCGTGAACTTGAAATGCAAGCCCAGCTTGAGAAACTTAAAGCTGAAATGGAAAGCAACAAAGCGATTCTGTTGGCATATCTTGATAACAGCACTAAAATTGAAACTGCTCGTATTACTCAGGGGCTTACTGACGGTTCTGAAGCATTTATGGAAGCAGTCAGCCAAGCTAAGATTATGCAAGACCAAATGGGGTATCCAAACATGGCAAACCATCCACTTCAACCCGTAATTGAAAATATGCAACAGAGCAACAATCAAATGTCTCAAGTTTTGGCGGCTTTGATTGATAGATTGAACCAGCCAAAGCAAGTGATTCGCGACGAAAACGGTAAAATAGTGGGAGTTCAATAATGCCAACCAATCTTAAATATTCCAACGGTACTCGTAATGCCCAGCAGAATGGGCTTATTACCTATGCAGGGACGGGCGCCAAGATTAATATCTATTCCGGTAGCCAGCCTGCAAACGCAAACACAGCGATTAGCGGACAGACTTTGCTGGTGACTTTGACTGTGTCAGGTTCATTTGGTACAGATAGCAACGGAACGATTACGCTATCAACGGTAACCAACGGAACAGCAGTCGCCACCGGCACAGGCACATTCTTCCGCATCACTAAGTCTGACAACACAACGGTCGTTATGGATGGTTCTGTTGCGACAAGCGATGCAGATTTGGTATTAAATAACACAAGTATTGCAACCGGTCAGGTAGTCAGCATCTCGGCAGGCACAATCATCCGCGCCAACCAATAAGGATAAATTATGGCTTTAGTCCTAAAAGACAGGGTCAAAGAAACGACGACAACCGTCGGGACAGGCTCTTTTGCGCTTGCCGGTGCGGTGACCGGATACGATTCATTTGGTCAAATTGGGTCGGGAAACACGACTTATTACGCGGTTTACCTTGACGGTGGCTCGGAATGGGAGGTTGGCATCGGTACTTATACCGCGCCCAGCACGCTTTCC